CCACGGTGAGATGCCAGCTGTGCATGACACTAGCTCTGTGGGAGAGTTTTTATCTCGTCCTGTTTTGATAGGGAGTTATGCATGGGGTGTTGGCAATTCATTGTATTTAACCGTTGACCCGTGGAATGCTTTCTTAACTAATGCTATTATTAAACCACGTATCTCCTATTTTGGGAGGTTGCGCGGTGATTTGGTTGTCAAGTATGTTTTGAACGGCACACCTATGCATTATGGGTTGGTGCGTATGTGTTATCGTCCTCACCCCCAGACTACGTCTACTGGGGATTATGTTTGGAACTTTACCGTTGCCACTGGCGCTGTTAGTGCAGCGAACAATTTTAAGATAGCGAGTTCCCAGCTGTCCGGTATGTATATAAACCCGTGTCGCGCTGCCACTGGTCAACTGCGTATTCCGTATATTTCTCAGTCGTCCGGGCTTGAGCTTGGGTACGTGGGTGTTGACGCTTCGCGTATGGGTACTTTGATGTTGGTCGGTTTTACGAATTTGGCGCATGCTAATGGGGGGTCGAACCCCGTTACATTTGACTTGTATGCTCACATGGAGAATGTCACCCTTGACGTCCCCACTGCTGTGTATCAGGGTTACACGTTGCAAGACGCTGGTAAAATGGCTAAGCGCGCTTTTAGCGCTGTTGCCAAAGCTACCACCATTGCTCATGAGTGGGCTCCTCGAATTGTCTCTGCATTGGCGATGCTGGGTTTTTCGCGTCCTAACACCCACGAACCTACTATTGGTGTCCGGGCGTTGCCATATAATTTAGCCAATTATGACGCTCCAGACACTGCTACTCCGTTGTCGTTGTGTGCTACTGCAGAGCAAACAATTGGGGGACAGGAACTTGGGTGCGATGGCAAAGATGAGTTGATGCTTTCATCTTTGGCATCCCGTTATGCATTTATTGCCACAGCGAGTTGGGATCCGTCTATGGCTCGGACAAAGTTTTTGTTTGGTTCGATCGTTACGCCCATGCAGGTTAGTGTTTCGAATTATGTTAAGCCTGCAACCACCACGACGCCCGGTGGCTTTTCGACCGTGTTGCACACGTGTATGACCCCTTGTGCGTTCGCAGCGGCCTCTTGTAAATATTGGCG